TGAGAAGCTGATGACACTGCTGGATAAGGAGCTAATGAGGCATATTTACTTGCATCACCACCATTAAGAATTTCTCTTTCCATAGCTTTTAATTCATCCGCAGTTACGTTTTTACCTTGTGATTCAATTTCAGCTTTTAATTTTAAAGCATATGCTGCTGTTTCTTTTTCAAAAGCTTCTGCATTTAAATTAATTTCACTATTAGTTGGTTTCCCACCCTTACCAGTACCAGTAGTCAATTCTTTAAGTTCAGGAGGTTTACCTACTGCTTTTACAGCTCTTTCATTAGCAATAAAGCTTCTGTCTTCTTCATCTGTAGATCCCCTTGTAGTACTTCTAAATCCTCCACCTGGCTCTTTGTCGTACATATCAGCCGCATATTTAAATGAGTCATCATCTTGATCAGTGACGTATCTCCATAGCTCTTGAGACATTACTCTTGCAGTTTTAGGAACACCATTCTTATCAAATCTATTTATTGGCTCAACTCTACCATCTTGGTAAGTTATAAGAATTTCATCACCATCTCTTATAATATTATCAATTCGTTTTGCTGGATCTGTTTGGTCTTTATTTAATGCAACAATACGATCATTAGCCTCTGCATCAAATTTACTTGCGTCATCTGAAACCAATGTATTAACACCATCCATAAACGCAATAAGCTTTCTATCTTGTTTTTTTCCAGCCAAAGTAGCAGCACTTGGATCTTTTTTCTGTTGTGGTGTTGCTCCTTGAGTCATTTTTACAATGTGATCAACTTGAGATTCAACAGCTCTGTCTGCAATCTTACGAGCTGCTGATTGTTGAGCTGTATTCATTTCAGGAATCGGTTGACCTGAACTCATGTCAACTTTAATCATGAATTTTGTGTCTACATTTGGATGATCTTTTTTAAATTGACTCTCTGTCTGAGCAAAGTAATAACCATTACCAGTTGTCAATATCTCTGCCGCACTTAAATTTGATGCATCATTAACACCAACCATAGCATTTATTTGATCTTTTTTCCACATGTCGTAAGTAATGGTTTTCCCATTCTCATCTTTACCAAATTCTCCTAATTGCCTAAAATCCTCAATAGTCGTAATGTTACCACCACCACCAAGAGCAGTTAATCTTTCACGTTCAGAAGTTATAATCGAAGCAATATTAGCTGTTTGTGTTTTTGCTAAATCATTTACATCAACACCAGCATTTTTATACTTCATGAAATCCATCATAGTATTTGGATTCTGGTAATCTTGTTTTTGAGTTTCGTAATCTGGCATTACATCATATAGTCCAGTTTTTGCATTTTGCCCCATTGTCACTAACTGCATTTTACCGTTAGTAGGGTTGGTCCATAGTTTTTTGTTTTTTAAATTACCTAAAGCTTCTGTCTGTAAATTAGTAAAAGTCTCTAAATTACCTGACGATATATTTGGATCTTCAAGTCTGGTTCGAGCTTCAACAGCCCAAGCATCCCAGCCTTTTACAGCTGTACTTAAACTTTTATACCCATTTTTTTGTTGTTGCATAAACAACATATTGTCTTTTGGGCTAATTAGACCACGTTTCATTAAATTGTTTTGTGTCATAACTGCCTCAACAGACATACCAGATCCATTTATTAATAAAGAAGCGGCATCTTGAGTGCCTGTCTCTGGAACTTGACTAAGTTGTTCAATGGCATCTTGGGTAGATTTTTCAATAGCAGCTTTTTTGGCTTCTCTTTCATCTCGAATTGTTTCAAGCCCCTTAACTAATTGTCCTGATATTTCATTCCAATTAACTTGCGTACTATCTACACTTCTTTGTGCGTAAACTGAATATTTATTAGCCCCTGAAGGTCTTGATTTATCTTCTGCCATGGTATTTTTTTAAGGTGTATCGAATTGAGCATAAAATGCAGCATTATATGTTCCAGCTTTAGCTAAGTCTTTAAGTTGTTTTTTAGAATATCTTTTTGTAAGCCTATCCCTCATAAAATTAGTACCCATCGGAGTAGAAGTGGTAGGTGCAAATTTTGCCGCTTCTGTTGCATTATAGTCTGGATTTGCAATTTGATTTCCTTTTCCATCATCTATCGTTTGTTGACTAAACTTTGCATAAGCTGCTTTTCCTTCTACTGTTATACCATTTGGATTAACAATAGTGTCTTGAGTCAGCTTTGAGTCTAATTGATCTAAAACACTTTGAGCTGCCTTATCCTTACCACTTGCTGTATACAACGGTACAGCTGAAGCAGCTGAACCAACAGCTGAACCAACAGAGGAAACACCTTGAATCATAGCTGCTGCTGATGCTTCTTGAGCATCTCTTGATATCATTTGTTGATCCGTTGCCGCACCAACTTTCATATCTTTAATATCTTGGTTAATGTCTGACTTTTCTTGAGTTTGTAATTTTTCTAAATCATATAACTCTTTACCCATTGCAATTCGAGTGCCTTCATTTGATGCAGTTGCTCCTTGACCAACCCTTGCAACACCAGCCGCTAAATTACGAGAATCACCTTCTTGTAAAGCTTGTATACCTTGTTGTTGAACTTGTAAGTTCTGATCATACTCTCTACCGTAAGCATCTAAAGGAACATTAAGTTGACCAAAATATTGGATTTCGGCTTTTCTTTCAGCTTCTTCCATAAGTTTTTTACTTGCTGCTGACGCTTTTTCTCCAGCTTTTTTAGATTTTGCTGCTTGAGCAAAACTCATTCCTGCCGAAGTAGCACTTATTGCTACTGCTGTTGCTGCTATTGCTGTTGCTAATGCCATTTTATAATCTTTTTATTATTTCATAAGATGCTTTTGCATCTACGTGGTATCCCAGTTTTTTATGAGTATCCATTAAATGTTTGTTTCTTCCTATACTAAATATATATTTTTTATCAGCAGCTTTTACATACTCTTCACAAGTTAAAATTAAAAACTCAATAGCATCCTGTCTGTCATCATCTTTATAAGAAGGATTAGAAACAATCCATTCTAATAAAACCCCTTCAGAATTAGTAAAATACATAAAACCTGCTACAATAGGTACGTTGTTTTTTTCTACTATAAAACCACCTGTACCATTATCTGGTAAAAAATCTTTAGGTGGTGGTTTCCAACCTGGCCATTTATCCCACCAAGACGTAAGTGTATCCCAATCCTTGTTTTCAAGTCTTCGTATCTCTAATTCCATTTAATATGATTTAGAAACAAAGATAGTAAAATTCTATGGATAACTTTTCATCACACTACTGCCTACCGCAAATAGTTCAACCGCAGATGTGGAGTTGTTTTCTAACTTAAATTCTAAGTAATATCCTCTTGCTCCATGAGACTCTGCAACCGCATTTTTTATAAACATAATAAACTGTCCAACTGTTGGAACTGTGCTTCCTCCTGAAGAAGCATCTACAGTAATACTTGTACTTGATTTTGCAGTAATTTCTCCTATTAGAAAAGGCTCTGTAGTTGCAACACCAGCCGCTAAAGTAGCTCCGTATGCTGCATCTCCAATATTTAATATTGATCCAATAGGGGTTGCGAAAACAATTATAGTTCCGTTGGATGGTCCACTTACTCCTGTACATGCACCAATACCATTAGCCGAACGCATTTGCCAATTTACAGTGCCAGCATTTGTTCTAAGGTAACTAAAAAATTCGCCCTCTTTTTCTACAAAATAAGTTTCCAACATTGATCCTGGAGTTCCATCCGTTAAATCAGAAAGCAATCTTGTACACTCCCATCTTGCTTCATTACTATCAACATTTGTTGTAGTTGCTTCGTATGATAATGTTTTAAATAATTTAATACTTAAAGTAGGTTCTGGATTAAATACACTCGTTATAGTAGAACTATAATTTATTCCATAATATTGGTTACGAATATTTCCTGTATTATGCCTCCATATGTTACCACCTTTAAAACTATAAAAAAAACTATTCATACCTATCATAAAGTCAGGAATAAAAGAATAAAACGAAGGCCATCCTTTAGATGATTCGCTATATGATAATGAGTATTCTGACGTACATTTTGTTGCCATATTTTTATTTATTTATTTATTATATACATGGTCCAGAAGAAACAACAACTCCGTTTCGTACTCCAAGTGCGGTTGTTCCTCCTATTATAAAATATTTAATAGTTGCAGCGTCACCTAAGTATGTTGATCCATTAGCATCACTAAAAACAAAGTTACCTACTTCTGGAACTGTATTAGTTCTAATGCTATAAGGAACAGAAGTTCCTGTTGCATTTTGAATAAAATAATAAGTTTGTGTAGCGGCAGCACAAGTAGCTGCATTTTCTGGAGTTGAAGCTTGAAAACTCGGTAATGCTATAGGACAATCTACCTCCCAATTAAATGCAGTTCCACATAATGGTGCAAATATTTTTAAGTTTAAGGTCGTTGGTGTTACAGATGTTTTTGGAACAACCATAGTAAATACAGGAGAATTAGGATCTGAAGCATAACCTATAGCATTAGAAGCAACTGTTACATTTTGAGTTGTTCCTTGATCCACGTATGTACCAGACACTAAAGAAAAATCAGTTGGAGAAGTACCTTGAGTTGGACAAGATCCAGCACTATCGTAAGGACTGTTACTTAATAAGTTTGCATTTCGATTACCTACATATGTAGGAAGTGATGTCCCCTGGTTTCCAATTCCAGCATAGTCAACTTGAGTATTAGATCCATCAACTAACGATACTCCATTGTGGTTATCTGCTGCTGTTAATCTATTATATCCAACACCATTTAATGTAGCAATAATACCATCTGGGACTGAGATACCCATAAAACAGCGTATTACTACCGCTCCTAAATCATTTGCTAAATCAATATTAGCATCAAAAACTCCATTTTGATTACCGATAGATGCAGAAAGTCCTGATCCACATGGAACTAAACATGATCCACATGGTTGAGCGTTAAGCAATATACCATTTAGTTGTTGTCTTATAATTCCTCCTTGTGAATAATATCCATCTGAAGCAAGGGTAGTTAATCCTGAATCTGTATACAAAGCCGAAGCTTGTGAAAAATTTAATCCATCAAAACAATATGTTCCTAATGCTGCCATTTATTTATTTATTTATGGGCATGTAGTTACTGCTGTAACTAAGCCAAATTGATTTACTGTTATATAATCTGTTGAACTTATTTTATATAAGCCTTGTGATAATGTGCTTCCTACAGCTCCATCTGAAGAAGAATATACGAAATCTTGATAAACTGGTAACGAGTTATTTCCAGAATGATAGTAAGTAACACCTAAAGGCTGACCACAAACAATTGCTGCTGTACTTTCAATAGTACTACTCAAATATGCTTTAAATGTAAATGCACAATCACAACAAGCTGAAGAAGAAGAGCTTGCATCAAAACAAAACTCTTGACAACTAACTAATCTATAGTCATATATTAAATATAAATATTGATTTGCAAGTGGTAACGATAAATTACTTATTGTTGTTTGATATAATCCACTGGAAGGGCTTATTACCGATCCATTAGGTACAGTAGTAGCCGCAGCTAATAGCGAAACTATATCCGAAGCATTATTATTATACAATGTATTACTGGATAAATATTTAAAATTATCCTCTGGATATCCCCAATCATAATCATCAAAATTAATTTTATTAGAACGAATTGTTAAATCAACACCATCATAAGGAAACACACCTAATGATCTTACTCCTGCTTGAGCGTCATAACTTGAAGCTACTAAATTGCTTGAACCAAATTCTGCTAAATCTGAATCGATTGGACTTATATTGTTTGTGTCTTCCCACAGATACTCTACATGAATAAACTTTCCACTTTGCTCTGGTGAATTCATAACCACCTTTACAACAGTTATATCTACTGGTGTTACACAAGCAGATGTAACATAAAAAGATGCAGTTGTTATTGCTGTAAATGTTACAGTTGCGTTAGGTGGAGTATTAAGAGTTTTTTCAAAACTAAATGTTCCAGTTCCTGTTAAAGTCGCACTTGTTGTTGTAACACCATTCCATAATACTGAAATTGTTATTGATCCAGAAGTTATAGTGTAATTAAAATTAGCTGTTCCAATTAATAAACCATAATCTATAACACTAACAATAGCATTAGTTCCCCCAGTTAGCAATCCATTTCGTTGTAATGTATAACCACATTGAGAAATTACTGGAGGTAAAGGAATTTCATTGCAATTCATTCCTAACACGTACTCATCCATGTAAGGATCATAACCTCCTAATTTTTGCGTTTGAATTGATTCATAAAACTCATCTCTAAACCAAGAACGCATTCCTAATTGAGATATTACTTCTAAAGAATCATTATTTCTACTTGTACCTCTTAACTTCAATACAGCGCCTCTTTTTACATCAGTAAAAAACATGTCATACCCATGAGCTACAAAGCTTTCAGGATTATAACTAATACCATACTCTTCAATACGAGCAATTTGAGTTCCTAAAATTTGAGGAACTGATGCAATAACACCACCACCAGTACTGTCACTAATTAAGTTTTTACTTGATAATACATAAGTAATTCTGTCTTCTTGTAAAACTAAAATATCTGTTTCTCTTGGATGCATTTTTTGTATTGGTCCAAAAGAAGTTTCACAATCTTTGAAATTTATTAATCCTAAATTAAACTCATTAAGATTATTAACACCACTATTACTACTAAAAACACCACTATAAGTTATACCTTCAAATCTATCAGCCTCTTTAAAATCTTGATTAGAAACAGCTAATACTCTTTGACCTAATTGAAATGGTCTACCAGCTAATTGATCTTTTATTTTAAAACTTTCAACTCCGTTTCCAAATGAAAAACAATCTCTAAAATTTAAATTAACTACAGCATCTTGAGTAGCAGTTTGACTTTGATCGCCTAAATCTGTTTTAGTACCAGATAAATGAAAACCATCTGGCTGTGAAATAGAAAAAGATTCTGACGCATCATAATACAATTCTGCATTCGCATCAGCTGGTTCTGTTTCAAAAACAATTAATGTATTTGCTCTAAACACTATTAACTCAACCTCTAAATCAGATGTTCTGTCAGGTTGCGGCCATGTTCTCTCACATCCAGGGACTCCAGAAGAAACACCTAAATATAAAGGATCATTAACACCTTGAGCAGCATCTTGTATCCACTGAAAAGTTACAGTATCACGAGAGCAAACTACGTTGTTAGCTACAGCTGAATTGTTAGGTGTTGTACCACCTGGTACTGCTAAAGTCGAATTATTTATTGCTTCCGTTTCTGCATCAATATTTCCAGGTTGAGCAAGACCAGGATTTATATTATCTTGAAGCCACCATTCTCTCATGTTTGAGTAATCCCTACTTGCTACATATTCTTGTTCCCACTCCCATAATCTTTGTTCACATTTGTTTCCATTATAAGTGTCATTACGAAACATTACAACTTTTATTCTTATAACAGTACCTCCTGGAACAGTATAATTATTTGTTATTGGATTTGCAGGATCAGTAGTATCTGTAGTAAAAACTGGATAACCAATTTTTCTCCTATTTGAACAACTACTACTTCCTCTTGCATCTGATGTTCTTTTTTCATTTCCATACTCTACAACAGAGTCATCAGGAATAACAATATCAAAATTTTGATTTTTAATAAGCATGTATAATCCTTTCAATTGGGAAGAATCATCTCCTAACTCATTATCATCATTTAAAAAGTTTGTTGCTTCTGGAGATATATCTAATATTTCACAAGTTTCAACTCTTGATAATGCTCCACTAACATCAGCTTTTACAATAAGTGTTTGTCCTTTTTGAACCTTGTTTGCGTTATCTCCTTCGAGTCTAAAGAAAATCATGTTATCACTTGGTCTAACATAATAAAAATTACAAAATATAGTTTCGTAAGGCCCTTTACTTGGCTTAACAACAAACTTATATCGTTCTGCCCAATAAGGCGCTCTGGATGATACCGCAACTTGTATACTGTTTGCAGTAATACTATTACCAGGTTCTACATAAACAGTATTATATTCAGAAACTAAAACCGTAGAAGATCTACCATATTCATCGCTGTATACAATACCTGTTTCAAAATCACGATCACTATGTAAACTTCCTGTATCTAAGTCTGTTGTAAAACCACCAGATACAGATACAAATCTAAAATATTCAAATAAATTAGTTACAATAGGAGCAGCTGGATCAGTATTGTCGGTTGCTCTATAGTTCATAGCAATTAACTGAATATCACAAGTGCTTGATCCTGGCGCAAAATTTGAAAGCCTAAAACCTTGTTGTATTGTAGCATCTGTAATACCACTATTAAATTTAACAAAAGGAAAAGTTCCTACAGCTGGACTACTTAATGCATTATTAAAAAAATCAGTCAAAGAATTACCTTGATCCGCTGTAGCAATAGGTTGAATGTTAGTGCCAAAAATAGTTCCAATACGATCTGCAAATAAAGAACTACTAAAAAAGTCATACGGAGTCGCATAATCTTGATCTAATGTTATATTTACATCTATTGAAAAATTTTGATTTTGAAATTCTATATTATCTTCTGCCTCAGTAGTGCTTGTCGGAACAAACACTCTTTTCTCGCTGGCAAAATTAAATGAAAATCCTATTAAAGAATTAGTTTTTAGTTTATCAGCAATAGAAGTAAAATTAATTGTAGCTTTTGAATTTGGAATTGATTCACTACCGTTAAGTGTATAATTAATACCAGTCGTTAAAAGCCCTAATGGTAATTCTGCAAAACCTAAAATAGTATTAATTAAACTTGTGTTATAATCAATCGCAACTGTACTTCCGTTTGCGTCTGGTCTTGTAATATTATAACCATCCACATAATTTCCAAACATTAATCGATTACCTTGTATTGTTTGAGCTTTTGCTAATCTTGGAACATTATCATATTGCCTAAGTAATTCGTCATTACCTAATACAGTATATATTTTATTATTAGTAAAAGTATAAGTTTTAGTTGTATTGTTAGCCCAACCAAAATCTTCTTTTTTAAACCTTTCGATTACATTTAATGTGTTTGAATTTGTGTCTTTAAATAATAAATCAACTTCTTTAACCCTTGAACTACCTGTAGAAAATTCAACAACCACACCATTATAAAGGTTTAACATTCCCTCATTACAATAATTTTTTGTACTGAATTGAAATTTTCTTGGTACAAATGCTGGCACAGTAAATAAAGAAGTTACACTATATTGCCCATCTTCATATCTGTATCTATAAGCAAAACATAAAAATCTATTTTCAATATAATTTTCATTTCCTGCAATATTTAAAAAACTTATTAGTGGAGCTGGTAAAGGAATGTTATTCCCTACAATGTTTTCAAAACCAGGAGGTTTAACAATTACCGATATATCTTCTTCTATAATTTGATCTGTGTTACCAATTGGCTCTGGATAACTTCTACTTATATTTATTGTTCGAGGTGGGTTTAAATCATCTGTCCAAAATAACAAATCTTCAATTAAATCAACCCCTGTTATTAAATACAAAGAATTAAAATTTAAAAGATTTTCACTAACTAAATGATAGTTAACTATTTGATTAGTTGTATTAAATGACACAACTAAATCTACAACACCACCAGCAGCTTGAGTATTTGCACCATCATGAATAAACCAGTAAATAGTTTCTCTTACACCATCCTCATACGCTCCTATACATACAGCGGAGCTACTTATAGCCACTCCCTTGTATTGAATGATAGTAAGCTGCTCATTACCTCTTGAGTTCTCTACAGCTCCTATTTCAGTAGATTCAGTTGATCCTAAACGAACATTTTGAGCATCAATATATTCTCCAGGTGGAAGAAGTCTTTCATCCACAGATTTATTCATTCTACCTGCAATAAAATTTGTTGTAACTATTGGCATATTATTTTATAATTTTATTCTGACCTCTTAAATTCATTAAAAGCCTTCCAGGGTGTATGTTACTTAATCTTATTTTTGCATTTCTTAATAAAGAAGACTTATCTTTTCTTGCTCTGTTTACAATGTATTCTTGAATACCTAATCTTCCGTTTAAAATAGAATATCTAATATAAGCATAAATATATTCTTCAAATAATTTATTCACTTGAACCTCAGTATCAACTCCATTTTCCATACCATCAGATACATACTCTAAAACAATTGAAGCAGCTCCTGATATGTTACTGAAATTAATTACTCCAGATTGTTTATCTATCGTAAATGTAGGATTTGAGTTTGCAGTTTCAGTATTTAAACCAAATCTTGCGCCTACAGCATAATCAAAATACCAATTTCCATCACAACAGTATCCTTCAGATCCATGATATGGACTTCCTTCATTTAAATAAATAGAACAACCACTACCTCTAATTCTCTCTAAATCTAATTCAGACTCTTGTGGCATTAAAACATTTCCATTTTGATCAAATAAAATATTAGAATCATTGTCTTGCAAATATGCAGAAGACCAATTTGTTTGAATATTTTCTGATAAAGGACGTAAACATCCGTTTGTAAATTGAGAAATTCTAACCCAATTAACATAATCTTGTGGTAATACAAATCTTAATTGTTGAGTAATGTCTAATTGAAGGATTTTTATTTCCTTCATTGCATCATAATTTAATTCTTGAACACCTCTTTTTGCATGAAATAATATTTGATATCTTTCTATATTATTTATTAATTCATGATTCCCTTGATACATTAACATGAAATTGTTAACTATATCAGCTAAAGAAACATATTGATATGAACCCCAATTTGCATCAGTTGGATTATTTCCTGAATTTGCGTAATATGCGTAATCGTTTATATATGCCATCTATCCCTGAGTTATTTGTTCTTGTTGTAATTCTTGGTTACCAAAATTATATACATCAGCTTCTCTTATTTCAATACCTACATATTGACAAATCTTAGCTATTAACGCTGGCTCATCAGACAATGGTAATTCAAAGTCTTGATAATCCGCATTTGTAGCATCAAATAAAGGCTCTCCAGCTATTAATGTAGCATAAGTCCAGTTTGGCGGCAAAGGGTATCTAACGTACTGTGACGTTAATCTTCCTATTGTATTTATCGTGTTAGGAAAAGCCTCTGCTACAAGAGCGTTTTGAGTATAAGCTGGATAACTTATATTTGGTTTTGTTAAAATAGAATTGTTCAACATCGTAATTTTACTTTGTGCTACTCTTTCTGCTTCAACAATATCATTGACTGAATATATATTGTAACTTTTTCCTACATTATTCCAAACTTGTCCTCCTGCTGTTGCAAAGACTAAAAGATTTGTTGCGCTTACAATTGTAGAAATTACAGTGTTATAAACCACTCCTCCTGTAATTGTAGAAACAATATCCCCAACAGCTACTCCTGCCGCAATAAAATCCGCTGTAGTGTCGTTTACCGCTATACCTCCACCATTGGTCGAAGTTGTAGTTCCAGAAGCTAATTCTTTTGTGTATACCATCATCTTATTAATTAAATAATAATCAGTTGGCAATATGTATAAATTAGATAGGGGATTTCCTCCAGGGACTGTTGTAGTGTTTAATAAAGGTACGTTAACATAAAATGTATCTATTACCTCTAATAAACCTTTTGAAATATCTGCATATCCAGTACCTGATTGTCTTTGATTTTCTTTAACTAACTGACTGTTGTATTGATAAAAATAATCCTCAAACATATCCATTTGAGACTGCGCACAATAAAGATTAAAATCTTGTGGCGAAATATATCCGTAGTTATTTTTATTTGCTATTGCTAATACAGTATTTCGTACTTCGTTTATTGGCATAATTAATTCTTTTTACAAAGATAGCAAAAAAAAAGAGGCTACTTTTTTTTGTAGCCTCTCTTTGATTTTATAATTAATGCTGTTATGCATTAACGATACTTGTTACAGCTTTTGGAAGACTTACTTGATAATAAGGTCTCTGCCAAGATGTCGCTAATGCTACTTCCATATTCTCTAATATAGAGTTGTAAACATCATGAGCTACTTGAGCTGCTGTTGTAATTGTCGTAGTAGTTCCATCAACATAATCGATTGTAACTGTTACTGCCGTAGCTGTTGCTGTAGCAACCGCTTTTACTCCATCAAGACTGATCAATTGACCAGTAATAGGAG